TCTAAGGAGTAGTTGTACGTCGGGAGTGGTATTGTCTGCCTCGTCGATGATGATGACTTTATGCTTCGACTGGCTGCTAAGAGATACCGTAGACGCAAAGTTCTTGGCATTATTCCTAACAGTGTCAAGAAAACGCCCCTCATCCGATCCATTAATGACATAGACATCTACCCCCAATTGCTTACAAAGTGCCTTAGCAACTGTAGTCTTACCACATCCTGCAGGACCAGCAAGAAGTAAATTAGGCACTTCACCTTTATCTAGGAAATCAAGAAAAGTCTTCTTGGTTTGTTCTGGTAGAATGCAATCCTCAATTTTTTGGGGTCGATACTTCTCAACCCAAAGAAATTCATCTCTCATGACAAAACAATATTAAGCAAAATTCTGGTCTGATGTTCACTAGGTGAATGACCAGTATGAACATAATCCCCATTAAATAATACCAGACGTCCTGGTTTAGGTGCAATAGTCTTCTTAATTTTCATATTAGTGGGATAAGATTGATGATCACTTAGGTTTTTATCACGTTTTTTATCATATATTATAGTATCTCCATCTGTATCATTAAGATATATAATTGCAGATCCAAAATCTGATTCAAGATTTTGGACATCAACATGAGGTGGATGTATATACTTTTGTTTATGAAGAATTGTTAAATCCAATCTACATCTAATAATATTCAATGCTTCCGCATAATCTTTTATCTGATATGCCAAAGGACGTATAAATGTAGATAATTTATTATCATAAAAAATATTAGGTTGTCCTATATCTACAAAAGGAATGACAAATCCAAAATCTTCTATATCATTTGGAATATTATTATCCCGCAATTTAAGAGATTGTTTTCCTTGAAAAAACCATTGCGTAGTATTGGGATTAACTGCATATTGAAGTTCCTCCAAATAAGAAGGTGATACAAAATTATCTATTATCTCAATATCAATTGGTCTCATAAATGCATATATTATTCAAATGTAGAATCTGGTTCTAGTGCAATATAATAAGTTAGATCTTGATTTTTACTTGTAAATCTAGATAGAAGTTTTGATGATACAACAACCTCATAATTACCAGGAAGAATTTTAATATTCTCAACCTTAAAATTAAATGAGAATTGCTTATCTGTTTCACCTACAGTAATTGCAAAATCATTTGATGTATCATTCTTCTTGTCACGAACAACAATCTTTACTACTCCATTAGCACCAACTACAGCAAGATCAGGAAGTTGATAGATTGCTGCTGCCTTAAGCAATTTATCTAATTGATCTGTACTCAATTCAAAAGTAACATCTTCACTAGGAAGATTAAATGTCTTATCAGGTGGGGTTACAATAACTTGTGGGTCAGCAAAGAAATACTTAGATCTAGATCTTCCTTCCTTAATTACAACATAATTATCCTCTTGGAAATCAAGATCAGGATTATTATGAAGGCTTAAACCATTAAGAAATTGTCCTAAATCATAAATACCAAAATCTCTTGGCAATTCTTCAGAAATAGTTGCTTCTGCAAGAATATTTTTCATCACACTAATAGTGCGAAGTTTTGTCCCTTGCTTAAAAAGAATAGACTGATTAATATTTGAAAAGTTTTTAAGAAGTGAAAGAGTTGATTCAGAAAGTTTCATAGCCACGGGTCGTAGTTTCATTGAGTTGCCCACTGAAGTGATAAAGTAGGAGTGAATAGTGTAGTGCTTTTAGTATATCACGTTTTGCTTGTCCCTTCTTGTCATAACGACTTAGATACTTGATTGCATTAGAACGACAGAATGATTCTGCATCTCCTACAGATTCAATAAGGTCAAGTGTCTGGACATTATTATTGTCAGAAGTATAGTGTCCACCATAAGTGGTAGAAATATAATCTTGGAGAGCTTTGATGGACTCATCTTCTTTATATTTTCTAGGATTGTCTGTTTCTATACCAGGTGTTGGAGGTATAACTACATCTGCTCCACTTACAAATGGATCAGAGTAAGAACTAAAATCTAGATTAAGAGTATCAACACTTGCTGTGTTTCCTACTCCCAAATCAAAATTTACAAAATCACCAGTATTTAATCCAATATGATGAGCAATTGAATCATCATTATCAGCAAATGCAGTAAATGCAGTTGGATAATCATCAAAATTGATAGTATCACCACCAGTTATAGTGAGAATGTCATCATCTGTTGTTTTACCTACAACCCTGTCTGCTCTTGCCCTATCCTTTGGGTTAGTAAAGGGGTTTTCTCTGTCTGGATCATTGCGAGTGTAATCGTACCATGCATCAGAGTGTTCTATATCATCATCCAAATCATTAACATCACTGGGAACATTAAATATAGTATCCCCAGTTCCTGTATTAATTACTATATTTTCACCATTCAATTCGTTGTTCTCAACTGGGTATGTTTTGTCCATAGTACCATTAAGTTCCTCATAAAGTAAGCTCCATGAATTAATCATACATCTACCCCTCCAACTTGTCAAGATCTACATCAGCATCTACCTTATCATATAGTTCAAGGAATGCTTGCTTAGTCTCATCATCAAATCTGTTTACACAAACTTGAATTGCTTTCATCTTATCATTAAAGATACTGTAAGCACGAACTATGTGAACCAATCTACGAGTGCTGATTATCTCCTCAATACCACCATCATAAAATGTCTTGCGGATGATATCACCCCAATCTACAAGTCTTGCAAGGAAGTCAGTATCAGTAACACCCAACTGTGAAGCAACACCACCAAGTATTTTCTTCTCTACTCCCACAGGTGGATACTCCTGCTCAAAGGTTACAGGGAATCTCTCAAGAAATGCTTCATTAAGAACATTAGTTCCAATGAACCTACCGTCGTCGGATCCTTTACCCTTTGTATTAGCAGTTGCAACCACATTGAATCCTACCGCAGGTCTGACAAACCTACCGATTTTTTTGAGGAACAACCCTTTACCTTCAAGTATGGGTTGGAGGCATAGGATTTTGTTACTAGCCAAGTCAATCTCATCGAGTAACAAGATTGCTCCTCGTTCAAGTGCTTCAATGACAGGTCCGTTATGCCAAACTGTTGCCCCATCAACAAGGCGAAACCCACCAATAAGATCGTCTTCATCAGTTTCAATAGTAATGTTTACACGAATAAGTTCTCTCTTAAGAGAAGCACATGCTTGCTCTACACCGAATGTTTTACCATTCCCAGAAAGACCAGTGATAAAAGTAGGATAAAATAACTTACTTTGTATAATTTTTTTAAGGTCATTGAATGGACCAAACTTGACAAATGTGTCATCTATTTCTGGAACTAAATTTTGCTGAACTTGAGGTTCTACAGCAGGAGCACTAAAAGACTTCTCAATATTTTCTACTGCTTTTGTGGTAACTTCTAGATTCCACTTACCACGACCTACACTAAATTCTTTAATCTTCTTAGTAACAGTTTGATAAGCAATATCGTTCATTCTACAAAATCCTCTCACATCAGCAGCAGTGAATTCAGATCCATAGTTTGCTTTTAAACCATCTATAATTTCTTCACGAGTCATTTTAATTTCAAAGGTCATAATGTAATTTGTTTTCGATATACTTATAATACATCAAAAAAGGGTCGGATCGACCCATAGTGGACACTTATTTTATTGTCTATACTTCTTTACACTCTCTTCCCATTCCTTCATGGATGATTGTAATTGACCTTCATTATCCTTTGGATCTAATTTATCATATCCTTTCATCTTTTTCCATTTATTATACAAAGCACCTAATATCCAACTAGAAGAAAGGCTGTGAGGACCATTCTCTAGTAATTCAAGATGCTTTTCATTACTAGTATATGCTTTATACTCCTCTCTCCAATTTGAATCATCATAAAGTTTATTTGCCATAGGTAAAGGTCTTTCCTTTAATTTTTGTATCACCTTCTGGTGAGGTTCTACCAGGTTTCATCGTTCCTGCGGTAAATCTTTTAACAGGTTTACCTGCTTCTTTACCGAGTCCACCCTTTCTGGTTGCCGTTACTGTACCAGTTTTTTTGGTTTGTGTCAACACCGCATCCTGACCATATTTCTTACCAAGTGCTTTTACTGCTTTCTTAAACTTTCTCTTACCTTTTTTACCAGAAGTAACTACATGACTTCTTTCTTTAACCTTTGTGGTCTTACCAGTCTTATCATCCTTCTCATCCCATCTTCCAGACACCTTAGTAGCACCAGGTAAACCCTTACCTTTTATATCACGATCTAACTGCTTTGCTCTTGCTCTATTCTCTTTAGCAGATTTGTCACCACGACTTCCAGAAAGAATTGCCATCCCTCCTTTGTCAGACTTACTTTTTATTCTAGAGAGACTACTCTCTTGCATAAACTCTTGATATGTCTTCATGCTTTTTGACAATTCCTAAACTTATTTATTCTTCTTCCTGCTCTACTATCGTTTTATAGTACGCCAATCTTCTACGCAGAATCTTAACTTCCTTCAGAAGTTCTGCGTTTTCTTCTTCTAAAACCTCTATATGGTCTTGGTAAATGATTACGCTCATAAAGTTATTTAATCAGTTAATGTTTTCTTAAGGAGAATATCCTTTACATTTCTTCCAATTGGCATACATTTCCCCAAATAGCATACCCTCATGAGATTTTATATCAGCACCATTAAGAAGTTCTTTCTGTCTAGCAGTTAAATCTTTATTCATGGTAAGGTATTCTTTTTCCCAATTAGGGATTTCTTTAATCCATTCTGCCGTCATGCCACTAACTCCATAAATTGACTAAGAACTTTCTTATTTAGTTTCTTGACCTTAAGAGACTTAACGAATGCTCTCTTGATATCTGCTTTTGAATCCGACTTAGGTTCAAACTCAGCATCTTGTGCAAGAGTAGCAGATGACATTGCAAAGTAAGCATCATATCCAGAATTCTTAATAGTAAAACTCTTATTCTTTGACCAATCTTTCTTAAGAATATCAAACTCCTTACTATACTCATCTGAATAACTTCTCATAAATCTATTAGCCTCACGATTCTCAAGAACACGAATACCAATTAAATTCATAGAAGGGAAACTATCCTTTAGATTTTTAAGAAGAACATTTGTAAACTCACACCAGTTCCATCCAAACTTATAAATTTTACCAAGTTTACGATCTCTTAAAAAGCATCTGTCTGGATTAAGATTACGAGTACCCATATACTCATCATTTTCCCAAGGACGTTGTACAAGTTTATGATAAGGAATCTGTGATGCTCACCATCAGTTAATACAATACACTGAACTTTTTCAACTCCATTTTCTTTTTGAAACTGAGGAAGAATCTGATTGAGTGTAATTAGTGCTTCATTTAA